CAGTTGACCCAACCATTGACTGATACCCAACTCAGGGCATCGGCTTTGACCGTAGCGGTCAACAACTCCAACCTGGCGGCAGAAGAATCAATTCAGGAGTTGCAGGCCATCGAGCAGCGCCTCAAAACATTGAACGCAAATATTCAGCGGCTCAGTTTTGACGCTACATCTCAAATGCGCGTTCTGGTTTCGAGTTTGCCCACGCTTCCGACTGTAAACACGGTCGCCACTTGCAATATTAGTTTCGGTGATGCGGGCAAACCATCAGCGGCTATTTTAACCGCTTTTCAAGCGTTTCAGCTTGGTGTTGGCGCTAATTTTTCCAGGAGTTAACCATGCCAGTTGCCAATAGAAATAAGTTGATCCTTGACCGCCCCATGTGGGAGCAGTTGCCATTTGCTCCGGCCACTGGTGGAGCTGGGACTTCCATTGCTGACGACGGCGTGCGGTACATCTATTGCATGTTCGCTACATCGGCAACCGCTGCCCAGTTTTGGCGCTATGATACTTGGTATGATAGTTGGCAGCAGTTGGCCACACCGGCCACAACGACCATCACGGTCGGAAAGATTCTCTATGTCGATGAAATCGGCGGGCAGTATTCCGGGCAGGTCTTTGGATCAATTCTCAGTTTCCAGGCCAACGGAACGACATGCTACTGGTATCGGTACGATATAGCCACCAACACATGGGTCACGGCTCTTTCGGTAGCAAATCTTCCGGCAGCATTCGCCACTGACGCTTACCTATGCTGTCCATGTCCAGCACGGAATAATTATGAGGGTGGATACCACAGCGGAACCTTGCGATCAATTACCACCAGTTCCGACGCGGCGACCGGGGCCACAACGATTGCAGTAACCTCTTTGCCTGCCGCCCTTGCCGCCGGAACCGTCCTTGACTTTGGTCTGGTGTCAATCACCACATCGGCAGTCGCAGCGCGAGGGGCGACCTCGTTATCAGTCACCTCACTCGCATCGGGAATCTTGGCCGGAACCTGCATCAAAGACCCTGACGGTCTGATGATCTGGGTGACATCGACTGCAGCAGCCGGGGCGACAACCTTGGCGGTTTCTCCGATCACCAGGGGGTTAGCAAGTGGCGCAGTTTGTACCGTTAGAAAGAAAGCGGTGTTGACCGCTGCGGCCTCTGCTGCTGCGACCTCGATCACGGTTTCCGGGTTATTGGTATCCATTGCCAGCGGCGGGACTGCTGCTTATTACAACAGCATTTTCCTGATCGGCCACAACGCCACCCAGATGTATCGGTATTCAATCAACACAAATACTTGGTCAACCACCTCGGAAAATTCAGGAAACCCTGCCTTACCGGCATTGACTGGTGCTGTTGGAGCAGGTTGCGCTATCAAGTGGATGCCGGCCCATACCGGTGCCGCTGATAAGTTGTGGATATTACGTGGCGGTGGACAAAATGCGGTCTATATTTATGACCTTGTTGCCAACACCATGGCGACCCAGACCTACTACCCGAATACAGAAACCTTTGCGGCTGGTACTTGGGTAGCTTCAAGGACTCTCAACGGCAAGCAGTCGACACTGATCATCCAGAAAGACGCGACCATGCGTTTCTATGAAGGCGTCCCACCTAGCAACAGAATGGACCCTTATATCAATCAGTGGCTTTACCCTACAGCCGCAGCAGTCATTGGCGACCGGGCGACCTGCATAACCAGCCCGAACGGAGTGGAGTTTTTGTATGTCCTCCTGCACTCTTCTACCGCTTTTTTGCGGTGTGCTTTGATTGATCAATAAAATGACTACCGCCACCCCGACATCTACAACTATTTTTACTGCAATTAGAGGCCTTTTACTTTCTTTGATTGATGATTGTGAGGTTATTAAATCGTTAAATAATAAAACACCAATGCCTGTTGGCGGATTCATTGCCATGACGATGCTTTTTGATACGCGCTTGGCAACAAATACCCATGTTTATTTGGATTCTACGCCAGAAACTGGAATAAGAAAATCTAAACAGCAGGTTCAAAAAACAATCCAATTTGATTGTTATGGACCAGATTCGGCAGAATGGGCAGGGGTTTTATCGACAATGCTTCGAGATGATTATTCGTGCCGATATTTACAAGGTTTTGGGGTTCAACCAATTGATGCTGATGATCCAAAGTTAATGCCAATTATTGACGGTGAACAGCAATATTTACATCGCTGGGTAGTGACGGCTAAGTTTCAAGTAAATTTCGATGTTTTAGTTCCACAGCAATTTTTTGATGAAGCCGTTGTGGTTATCCACCCGGCATTTTAATAACCAATCATAGCAGGTGAATCAATGACAAGCATTCCGGCCTCACAACTTGTGAACGTCCAACCGAGCGTGGTGGGAACTGGTGGTTCTCCGCTTGCCCTGAACGCTCTCTTTTTAACAAATAACACTTCCATCCCGATTGGCACAGTTCAAGAATTTGTTGATGCGGCTAGCGTTTCCGATTGGTTTGGACCGACTTCTAATGAAGCGGAAATGGCTGATGTCTATTTTATGGGGTTTGATAATTCCACGATCAAGCCCGGTGCCCTTCTGTTTGCACAATATCCGGTTGCTAGCGTCGCGGCTTATCTTCGCTCTGGTAGCTTGGCCGGAATGACCTTAGCACAACTCAAAGCGTTGTCTGGCACGATTATTGTTTCGATGGATGGAGTGGTTAAAACTTCATCCTCTATTTCGTTGACAGCCGCCACAAGTTTTAGTAATGCCGCCACAATCATCGCAGCAGCCTTTACATCTGGCCCGACCGTTACCTATGACAGCCAGCTTGCGGCTTTTAAGATCACGTCCACAACCACAGGCGCTTCTTCGACAATGACTGTGGCCACCGGGACCTTGGCTGCTGGGTTGAAGCTGACTACGGCTACTGGCGCGGTTCTTTCACAAGGCTCAGTGGCGGCTACCACCGAAGGCTTTATGGATGATATCACTGAAGTGACCCAAAACTGGGCAACCTTTATGACCATGTGGGAGCCTGTAACCGCTGATAAGATTCTGTTTGCTGAGTGGGTAGCACAGCAGAATAACCGCTGGTTGTATGTGGCTTGGGACTCTGATGCAACTGCGATCCAGAATGGCAATACCACTTCCTTCGGCCCTCTTTGCCTGGCTTCCGAATATAGTGGAGTCGTAGCCGTGTGGCCTTCCATGGATAAGGCCGCATTTATTTGTGGTTGCGCCGCCTCCATTGACTTCAGTCGTACCAATGGTCGGATTACCTTTGCTTATAAAGGCCAAGCTGGTTTGACCGCTGATGTAACCAATTCCACCGACGCAAACAATTTGATTGCCAATGGGTACAACTTCTATGGTGCCTACGCAACCGCCAACGACCGGTTTGTTTTTCTGCAACCTGGCCAGATGTTTGGAGACTGGACATGGATTGATCCGTATGTCAACCAGATTTACCTGAACAGCCAGTTGCAGCTTGCAGTCATGTCGTTGCTTTCGATGATCAATTCCCTCCCCTACAATGAGGACGGGTATTCCTCTTTATCGATGGCGTGTAGAGATCCGATCAACCAGATGTTGAATTTTGGCGGTATCCGAAAAGGCGTTTCGCTTTCTAATTTGCAAAAAACGATTGTCAATACAGCGGCTGGTTTAGAAATTGATCAGATGCTTGAGCGACAAGGCTATTACTTGCAGATTCTTGATGCAACAGCCCAAGTTCGTGGCTTACGTGGGTCGCCCCCAATAAACTTATGGTATATGGATGGTGGCTCGATACATACCATCAACATTGCTTCCATCAACGTGCTGTAAGGAGATATTGATATGAGCGAAAAAACATTGACATCAGCCAGCGCCATTCTCAAGTTGGCGATTGGTGGTATTTTCCCGGTACCTCAAACCATCGAAGGATTTTCTGCCGATAATCTCTTTTCATCCGATACCATTCCAAGGGCTGAGGTTGTTATGGGGGCTGACGGCAAAATGAGCGCTGGATATATCCCGGCTGCCGCCGTTCAAACCATTGCCCTTTTGCCTTCGAGCCCTAGTCTCTATGTATTTGAGACTTGGATTATGGCGATGAAAACTGCTAGAGAAGTTTTCTTTGCTGAAGGTGAGGTAACTTTGAAGGCCACCGGGCGAAAATATATTCTCACCAAGGGTGTTCTAACATCTGGAAAATTGATGCCGGATGCAAAGAAAATACTTCAACCCATTGATTATCAAATTACTTGGGAATCAATAGATCCATCGTATATTTAATGGTTTTTTGGTGTGGCTAGGAATTCCGCTGCTAAATCCGAAAAGCTGGTGCCTTCTCCCGCTAGCCTGCCACATCATTTCTAAAACTAGGGAGAAAATACAGGAGAAGGGTATGGCGCGGAAGGTTCTTACAAAAAAAATTGATAAACCAGGGCGAGATTTCGGTAAGGTTTTCGTTATTACCGAAATGAGTGCTTGGGATGCCGAACAATGGGCAACCGAGGCTATTTTTGCAATGATGAATGCAGGAGTTGAAATTCCTGAAGGGATTGCGGAAGCCGGGCTTGCTGGCCTGGCCGCACTTGGTATTTCTGCCTTGACCAAAGTTGCATATTCACAAGCAAAACCTTTGCTCGATAGAATGATGAGTTGTGTACAAATCCAACTAGCAATTATTCGCCCATTGATTGAAGATGATATCGAGGAGGTATCAACACTTCTTGAACTTAGAAAGGAGGTTTTAAATTTACATCTCTCTTTTTTTACAGAAGGCGATCGGTTGACTTCGGCCCAAGACGCGGTGAAATAAACGATCGCCTTATAAAATATGAGAATGTGCCGGGGGCAATGGCGCGAGTAATATTGTCAAGGCTCACAACTCTGAATGAATTACAAACGATTTATGGTAGTGAAGATTTTTACAATCTGCTTGAAATAGTTGCTATTGACAATTATAATCAGTACGAAATGAATCGGGAGCAATAGATATGCCAACAGTCATTGATGCATTGGTAGTAACCTTGGGACTGAATGCAACCGCGTTCAAGGCAGGCTCCAAGGATGCCATGACTGCATTTAAGGCTACATCTGAAGAGGCTACCCGCACCGCCAAGGAAATGGAGGCCAGAGGAGAACAAGCCGCCCAGTTTTTTGGAAAGCTTCGTAATGAAGCTCTTGCTTTGCTAGCGGTATTCACTGCTGGTATCGGAATAACCAAATTTACCGAACAAACAATTACTAGTGCTGCCCAACTCGGAATGATGGCCGATAATTTGGGTATGTCCACCGAAAAACTGAATTCCTGGCAGAAAGCCGCTGAAAGAGCTGGCGGAACCCAAGCCGGTATTACTGCACAATTAAAAGAGTCGGCTGCCGAATCGGCTCGTTTTAAAATGGGCATGACTTCAGATGCTCAACAGTGGTTCTATCGTATGGGTGGCAATTCAGCCGCTTTGAAGGATGGAAATTCATTTTTACTTGAGCGCTCGAAGATCATTTCGCGCATGTATCAGCAAGACCCAACCAGGGCTATGTCGGTTGCCGGCAGCATGGGGATCAGTGAAGAAAATTTCAATCTTCTAAAACAAGGCCCTGAGAAAGTTCTTGCCTTGGTCGAAGCTCAAAGCAAAAACGCCGCCGTTACTAAGCAATTGTCTGAATCAGCCTTGATTCTTCGGAATCGATGGATCGATTTGAGGGATCGTCTTGAATTTACCGGTGCAACAATTGTTTTACATCTCATGCCGGTTATTGAAGATTTGACAAAGAAGTTCATCCAATTTGCCGATTATATTGCCGCTCATAAAGATGATATTAAACAATGGGTTGACAAGGCTGTTGTTGTTATTAAGGAATTTGTTTCTTGGACTGACAAGGCTGCTCAATCGGTTGGTGGTTGGACAAATGTCATCATAATTTTGGCCGGTTTAAAGGTTGGCTCTGGAATTATCCAACTTGCTGCATATTTATTTGCTATTTCAAGGAGCCTAGGAGTCATTGGGACGGTTGGTGCTGGTGCTGCGGGTGTTCTTGGTTCGATTGCTGCGGTTGGCGGAGCTGCAACTGCGGGCGTTCTTTTAACCCCAACATCGGCAAATTCAGGTGAAGATAAAGAATTATATGAATATTACAAGGACCGAGCTGGTTCTGGTACTTCTGCCGATGATGCTGCAAAAAGAATTTTTACCAGGATTGAAAAGGAAAATGGTTTAAGACAAGGAACTCTTTACTCGATGTGGAATGTCGAGAGCGGCAAGGGTAAAAATATGTTGTCCCCAAAAGGAGCACAGGGCCATTTTCAGCACATGCCGTCATTTCAAAAAGGTTGGGGTGAGAAAAACCCTTATGACCTTGAAGAATCTGCAGAGACTACCGGTAAAGCATTGGCTATGTACTTAAAGGATTACAATGGGGATTACCCCATGGCCCTTGCTGCTTATAATGCAGGACAAGGCAATGTAAGTAAGTACAAAGGCATTCCTCCTTTTCCGGAAACGCGGAACTATATTTCAAAGGTTATGGCGGGTATCGACGGTGGTAGTTCTAGCCCTGTTGGTAGTCAAACAGAGACAAATTTCAACGGGCCGATCACAATAAATACCCAAGCCACCGATGCAAAAGCTATCGCACAAGATTTTAAGACAGAGATGAACGCAATTATGGCAACTCAAGCCAATACCGGGATGAATTGATATGCCAACTATCTTGACGCCAAATGTTCCAAATGTTCCTGGCGTTCCTGCACTTGTCAGGGGTTTGTCTGATATTGTGTATCCCGAAGATATCGCGTGGGATGAGGGCATGGCCTGGAATGAGGGCATGTCACTTTTGCCTTATGCGGCTATTCCAACTGAAGCGTCTTTGTTAAACGCTGCCGTTTCATATGTTGCGGATTATATTTTTGGGGCAAATCTTTGGGGTATCTACGATAAAAATAATGTCGAGGTTTTAAATCCGGATTCATTTCTTGGTGTTGATTTTCGGAACAACAGTAGAGTTGCCATGCATCCTGTTGAGGCTGGTGGATTTGAGTCGTACAATAAAGTGAATACTCCGTATGATTGTAAAGTTAAAATGGCAATTGGCGGAAGTAAGACAAAGCGGGCAGCATTTTTAGATACCTGCGAACAGATGCTTAAATCAGTTGAGCTTTTTTCGGTAGTTACCCCTGAGAAAATTTATCTAAACGCGACTTTACAAAATTATTCATACCGGCGCGAAAGCAAATCTGGTATAACTCTTTTGACCGTTGATCTTTGGTTTTTGGAAGTGCGTGTTAATCCAGCCCCGGAGAAAGATGAGCCAGTAGAGGCAAGCGGAGCAGACGTTGAAAGTGGGGGCCAGGTACAAACTCAAAGTTATAAAATAGCTGATGAGATTGTTTATGGCACTAGCGATGCAACTTCAGTTGTTGAACCTACTTGGTCCGAATGGAAAGTGCTATGAGAGTCGTCCCACTACAAGCCAAACCGGCACAATCCATCAGCGTTGTCCTCGGAGGGCAATCGTGTAAGATTGTTTTGCGGCATAAATCGACTGGTTTATTTTTTGATTTATACATCGACGACAGACCTATTGTTTTATGCCGGATTTGTTTGGATAGAACAAGACTCATTCGGCAAAAATATTTTGGATTTTCTGGGGACTTGTTTTTTGTGGACACTCAAGGAACGAATGATCCAGAATATAATTCAATCGGAACGAGATATTTATTGATGTATGTTACAGACGAAGAGATGAGTTGAGATGGCATACACAAAGAAAAAAATAAGAGTTGCAATCACTCTTGCTGAAGGTAAATTTGGCGATACCGGAACTAACGAGTTGGTTTTAGAAAATTACAGAGTGTCCGCAAATATTTTGACCTATAATGGTGATGCTCAAGGACAGTTGCAGTTACAGATTTGGGGTTTGCCTTTAACAATAATGAATCAGCTTACAACTATTGGGCCAATAATGACCCAAATGAGAAATAATCGGATTGTAGTTGCGGCTGGTGAAGAAAACGACCAAATGCCAGTAGTGTATGAAGGGGTTATCAGCGGATATGCCTATGCTGATCTCATGGCGGCGCCCGAAGTGCCATTTAATATTTGGGCTTTAAGTGCTGCATTTGAGGCCGTCAAGGATGGCACCCCAAAATCATTTCCAAACGAAGTTAAAGCCGCCAGTGTTATGCAAACTTTGGCAACAGAAATGGGGAAGGAATTTGAAAATAACGGTGTTGAAACAATGCTTCCGGCTGGATCTTATTATTATGGAAGTCCTTTAACTCAGGTAAAGGAATGTGCCAGGGATGCTGCAATTTATTGGGAAATCGAAGGGGCTAGACTTGCAATTTGGCCAAAAAAGAACGGAACAAGAAAAGGGGATCCAATAAAGATCGGACCCGGCAATGGCATGGTTGGGTATCCAATTTTTTCCCCTAATGGGATTACTGTTATTACTGCTTTCAATTCAGATTTGAGACTCGGTGGGAAAATAGAGCTTGATACCTCATTGGAAGTTGCCAAGGGGGAATGGTGTATTTTTAGAATAATACACACAGTTGAAAGTGAGATTCCTGGCGGCCAATGGTTTTCGCAAATTTCTTGTTACAGGATGGAAAGTTAATGGAGACAGGTTATCAAGGCCATAAAAATCCAGGTGATGGCGAAGGTAAATTTGGGGCCTTATTGTTTCAGATTAACCAAAGTCTTGCTCGGGTAAATACTTGTACTTTGGTTAAAATTGTATCAGTAGATGATCCCGGTGGGGTTGCGCCGGTTGGCTTCGTATCGGTCAAACCGTTAGTTAATATGGTCGATGGTGCTGGGAATGGTCGTGAGCATGGACTGCTACATCAATTGCCATATTTCCGATTGCAAGGCGGAACTAACGCAGTCATCATCAATCCAGCTGTAGGCGATATTGGTATTGCTCTTTTTGCGGACAAAGATATTTCCAAGGTCAAAAAAACTAAATCTCAGGCAAATCCCGGCTCCGGTTCGAGACATTCAATGAGCGATGGTCTGTACATTGGCGGCGTTCTAAATGGCACACCAACCCAGTATATACAATTTTTGAGCACAGGAATAAACATTCACTCACCAGTTAAAATTACCATGGATGCACCAAATATCGAAACCACTGGAACCTGGAAACATACTGGGGCGATTGAAAATAACAATAAAAATATCGGTAGTACACACCGGCACCCTGGCGTAACTATCGGCGCGGCAAACACTCAGGCTCCTATATGAAATCACTTTTACTTGATCGTACTGTCTGGGACTTAGTTTTGGACGCTGATGGAAATATCGCTGTGGCTTCTGAACCTTATTCCAGAACACAAGATGTTGCGTGCGCTTGTCGGCTATTTAAAGGGGAGCTTTGGTATAGCACCAAAAAAGGCATTCCATATTTTGCTGAAATTTTAGGAAAGCGTCCTTCTTTTTCGTTGGTTAAGGAATATCTGAATCAAGCGGCGCTTACTGTTCCGGGAGTTGTATCATCCCAAGTTATTTTTTCTGGGTTTACGCGAAGGGGTTTATCAGGCCAAATTCAATATATAGATGAAACCGGAGCAGTTAATGGGGTTTCGTTTTAAGGGTTCAATATGGCAACAAATGTTCCAAAATTGCAGTTTACGATTGATGGTTTAGTTTTACCCACAGAATCAGAAATATTGACTGCCGCCCTTGCCGATGTTGATGCCGCTTTTGGCGGGGGAATGAATCCTTCGTTAGAAACACCGCAAGGTCAGCTAGCATCCAGCCAAACTGCCATTATTGGTGATCATAATGATAAGTTTGCTTATTTTGTGAATCAAGTCGACCCCGATTTTGCCGAAGGAACAATGCAAGATGCCATCGGGCGGATTTATTTTCTCGACCGAAATCCAGCAGTCGCAACTGTTGTTTCTTGTGATTGCGTTGGGACGGTTGGTACTGTTATTCCGGTTGGTGCAAAAGCTCAAGATACTTCTGGAAATTTATATATCTGCTTGGATGGGGGTACAATTCCAGTTGGCGGAACAATAGCTCTTGATTTTACATGCGCCGAAACTGGTGCAATTGCATGTCCTTCGGGGACGCTTACTAAAATTTATTCTTCGGTTGCAGGTTGGGATACAATTAACAATCCAGCCGATGGTACAATTGGTCGAGATGTAGAAAGCAGAATTGATTTTGAATTTCGACGTCGAAATTCGGTGGCCATAAATAGTCGAGGAAGTTTGGCGTCAATTTACGCGGCAGTTATGGCTGTTGATGGGGTTCTTGATGCATATTGTTGTGAGAATTATACCTCCGCCGCTGTTGATGTAGGAAGTACAGATTATACAATGGTAGCAAATTCGATCTATATTGCAGTTGTTGGAGGTTCAAATTCTGATATAGCTTCTGCTATATTGCGAAAAAAGGATCTTGGTTGCAATATGAATGGTAATACAACTGTCACAGTATCTGATAGTGAAAATTATAGTTATCCGTACCCCGAATACATTTATAAATTTCACCGTCCAACAGCTGTTCCTATTTTATTTGCTGTATCAATTATTGATAATCCTACTTTATCGGCAAATATTGATACAATTATTAAAGATACAATAATTGCATCATTCAATGGCCAAAATGGCACCGCGCGAGAAAGAATAGCAGCTACAATTTTTGCATCAAAATATTACGCTCCGGTTTCTTTAGTTTCGCCTGCAATTTCTTTGATTTCAATATTGATAGGCACTTCGACCGCCACTTTAAATCAGGTTGAACTAGGCATTGATCAATACCCTACAATAACCGCCTCAAATATCACAGTGACTTTGGTATGATCAATTACGAAAAAACAATCATTAGTCAATACGCAAATAGTCCAACTATTTGCAAATTGATTGAGAATATGAATGAGTACATTGATCCATCGGCAAATTTTCAAGCGTTTTATGATTTTGTTTGGAATATCGATACGGCCAAAGGGTTTGGACTTGATATTTGGGGGAGGATTGTTGGGGTTGCAAGAGAGTTGCAAGTCCCATCCATTGGGGCATATTTTGGATTTGATACGACAAACCAAGATTTTACACCATTTAATGTCGCACCTTTTCGATCATCGGATTCAAATTTGTATGGTGCCTATAAATTAGCCGACCATGCTTATAGAGCATTGATTTTGGCAAAAGCTTTGGCGAATATTACAATAACAACAGCGCCTGCAACAAATCAAATGCTTCAAAAACTTTTTCCAGGTCGTGGCAGATGTTATTGTCAGGATTTGGGAAATATGACTATGAAGCTTATTTTTGAGTTTGTTTTGCAACCCTATGAAGTTGCAATCGTTACGACTTCTGGGGTTATTAATCGCCCTGCTGGCGTTGCTTTGACCTATGAAATCAATATCTAAGGGGTAAGAAATGGCATTAACGAGACCAAATGTAATTGTAAAGCCATTTGCTGTTGGTGGTTCAAAAAATACTATTCCTATTCCAAGTCAAGTCGGGATTACTCCTGGAGCGGCATCTTTTGAAACAGGATTTCCTCCGGCGACGATGAT